TTTTTTTCCTTATAAATTTTGAGATTTTTCTAAACTATTTAAAGCATATTTCATTGATTTGTGTGCCAAAATATGGTTTTGTAGGTTTTGAATATGTTTGTCTGAATAATCACCACTTTCATTTGATAAAATAAATTTTGTATGTTCTTCAATATGAATATCGTGATCATCAATTTCTAAAGGTGTAATTTTTTCAAGTTTTATATTTTCTTTAATTGCTTTTTTAACATGCATTTGCGTTAAATCGTTTGAGTTTTCCCACACACCCATTCCTAAAGCTTCAATCAATTTAGCCCTGTTCCTGTTAGATAACTTTCCGTTTTCGTCATTTAATAAGCCATTTCTATAAAGTTCCATTAACATTGATTTTCTTTGTGTTGGAGTTTCAGTTAACTCATTAACCGTATCTAAAACAACATCATCACTATTAAGGTTTGAATTATTCCAGTAGAATAACTCTATATCTCCATTTTCGCCATATGCTTGATTTAATCGCATTGTTGTTGCAAATTGTTTATATAGTCTAATAATATATTGCGCTATTTTTTTAACACAAGTTCTAATATGTTCAGCAGTTACAGAAAGCCTTGTTTCATCTTGCTCAATTAAAAGATTTAATGCAGTTCCACTGCTAACAGATGTTGGAACAGAACTATCTCTCATAAGTTCACTAACACCACTAACTGTTATAAATTCGTTTAAAAGCCTATCTTCTTCATTATTAAACTCATATGGGATAGATCCACCATCAATAAATTTAGGAATAGAGCTACCATTTCTATAAATTAAAATTTTTCCCGGCGCAAGACCTTCTTCTTCAATATTATCAATATCAACAGAACCATCTTCAACAGCTAAAACACCTGAGGTTAACCTTGCTAAAAACTCATGTTTTCTATTTTTTATTGCATTGTAAGCTCTTTGAATAGGAATGCATCTTTCAATAACACTAACACCCCAAAAACTACCTATTTGTGAATTTGAAACTTGTTTAATAAACGGATATGTTCTTGAACTATTGTTTCCTAAAATAAAAGGCAAATCACCATCAAAAACTAATTTATCGCCAACAATGATTGTTAACCTCCCATTTGGCAACAAATCAGTTTGCTTTTGGTATTTTTCAACAACTAAAACATGATCTCTTTTTATAGAGTGTGTTAATTTTTGAATGTTGCTTTTTCCAGTAACAGCCCCGGAAATTGTTGTGTTTTCAAATGACAAACTGTTAATGTCTTTCCCTTGAACATTAACACCCCATAACTCTTGAGCTTTTTTAGCTGGGTATGCTCTTGCATGAATCACACTTTCACAACTTTCAAGATCTAGGTTACTTGATGAATCAGGATAAATTTCAAAAGGAGGACAAACCGTTATAGATATATCACCATTTCTTATAACACCGTTTTCACCACTTGCAATATTATCACCCAAAGAATCATCCCATATAACCTTATAAAAAGAGGTTCCTGTAACTTCACTCCATAATGTTGCGTTTGAGATTATGTCTGACAAATAAGTTTTATCTGTTATTGAATTTAATATAGCTTTTGATAATTTTGCTGAATATAAATCAGACTGCTCATTTCCTGCCGGTTTAACTGAAACTGTTGGTCTAACTTTACCTAGCTTTGCTAAACGTGATTCAATTATAGGGGCTATATGGTTATAAACCTCACGTTCTTCCCAGTAATAATTTTTAGGCGACTCTTCAATTTCTCCTGCATTATTTATCAAGCTATATTGATTCCCAAGCATAAAATTCATATTTAATTCCCAAGCAAGCTCATACTGTTTTCTATCTTTACTTCTGTTTTCTAAATCTTGTAAAATATCATTAACAATAATTTTATCTTGATCTTCTGAATAATAAAATTGTTGGTCATTTTGACGTTTTTTAACTGTTTTCTTTATTTTTTCGCCATTTTTTGCGTTTTTCATTTATTTTTTCCCCACTGTTTTATTTATAAGTTCTTTTTTAGATTTTGTCATTTCTGAATATAATTCTTTAAAACAAGATTCACACAAACACAAATTTTTCTTATAGCCATTTGTGTTAATATTAAAGATTGCAAATCTGTGGCAGTTTGCCGTGTCACACCTAACATTTTTTAAACAAGCTTCAACCTTCATATATATCTCCTTAAACTTCTTCTAACTTTTTTAAAATGTCGTTTTTTAAATTTAATAATTCTTCATCGCTTAAACTAGATAAATCATCATCACTCACTTTCTCCCCAAAAATTTCAATAAGCATTTTAAGAGCAAGTAAATCAGGCGAAACATAGTGCGTGGTAACTTTTTTCTTAACAAGCGTAAGATTTTGATTGTTTTTATTTTGTTCTGATTCATGATTTTTATCTTCTAAAAATGTTAATTGATTAATTTTAGATTCTTGATTTGTATTGTTTAGTTGATATTCTAAAACCTCTTCATTATAGAAAAACCCTTCAGATTTTTTTATTAATATATTTTTAATTTTATTTAACATTTCATTTTCAAAGTTGCTTTTCATAATTCCCCTGATCGCCTACACTTTCAATCTTATAACTAAAATTCTAAAAGTCCATACTTTACTGACACCATTTTTAATATTTCCTATTTCTGATTATTTGCCTATACAGTTTTTCTTTATTTTTTTGAATTTCAGTTTTTTCTAGTTTAATAGTTGGAGCGTCTGGTTTGCTCATTATATAGTACCTAAGCTCATCAAGGGCATGATCATCTGTTTTAACAGGTCTATCACCTTCACCCCAATAATAATTTTTAAGCTCCCTTATCAAATTTGTGCAAGAAGAAAAAATAAACAATTTTGCTTCACCCTTAGCATTTTTTAAATATAATTTAACCCTAGATATTCCTGAAAACAAATCTTTATTAACATTTGGATTAACGGCGATTCCATTTTCAAAAAACAACTCAGTAACACTTTTATTACTTGCTAAAGTTTTTTGATTTGCTGCACTATCAATTAAAGCTTCTAATTTACCATCTTTTCTAAGTTTCCACCCAAGATTTTTAGCAATTTTTTTTATTTTTTCAGCATGATAATCAACCGTTTTATTTGCTTCAAAATGTTCAGCTATAACATATATATTTCCATCATAATCACACGCATAGAAATGTGCCGATAATGGATTATTAAGGCCTGGGTCAATTGAAATATTATCATAAAATTCATGTGGCACAGGAAAAGGTTCAATAACATGAACGTTTGCATCAAACTCTTTATAAACCATACTTTTATTGTTTGATAAAAATTTTCCAAACCTTCTACTCGTTAGCTCTTCTTCACTCATTGACCTTGTTAATCTATCAAGTTCTTCAGGTTTTAAATATGGATTATCAGCCCACTCCATAAAAATAGAAAACACTTCAGGGTCGTTTTGAGAATTTAAATAAATTTGATCATATATATATGTTTGCCCTTTAAGAGGCGTCATTGTTCCAAAAATATCTCCGCACTTATCCAAAACTCTCATTTTACATTCGTTATAAATATCTTCTGGGGGTTCTTCATCAAACCACACAAAATCAAGAGATGTGCCTTGAAATTTTTCTCTACCTTCTTCACAAGATTTAAAAGATATTCTTGATAATCCACCAAAAATATTTTTAACAACTATAGTATCAATAACACCATATTCAGGGCTATTTTTCTTGCCCGTATTCATAATTATTTCTTCTATAAAAGCCTTATCTAAATATTTTAAGATTTTATCTTGAGCAACTTCTTTTTGAACTTTTGTTGATAAACTTACAACCCAACCGAAAACATTTTTTTTGTTTTCTCTGAACGGGTGAATCCCTCTTGCCATCCATATTGTTTCAACTGCACCACACTCAGTTTTACCACTTCTATTACCACCAAAAACCCAACGATTTCTTTTTAAATTTTTATGAAATTCTAACTGTTTTTTATGCTTTATTTTACCAGTGTTATATTTTGCTAAAGGATTATTTTTCCTTCTAAACATCTCATCATATATATTGCTAGCTTTTTGAATATTTAATGTTAAGTTTGTTTTATTTTCATTTAACATATAAACCTCTTTTTAATTAATTTAATTTAATATGTACTCAGCTTGTTTTTTTGAATTATTT